ACTTGTTGCTCGTACTGCAGCAGATGTGCGTGACGTTATTGTTGAAGGTGAATCAGGGATTATGAATGTGACGCCACCAAGTGAGCGCCCACTCTACGAACCATCGAAGCGCCGATTGACTTGGCCCAATGGAAACACCGCAACTTGTTTTACTGCTGACGAACCTGATTCACTTCGTGGACCTCAATTTACACACGCTTGGGGAGATGAAGTAGCCGCTTGGCGTCAAACACCAGATGCTGCTGGTATGACTGCTTTTGATAACTTGCGTGTTGGCACTCGTCTTGGCGCAAATCCAAAAATTATGATTACTACAACTCCTAAAAGAGTTCCTCTTTTATATCAACTTCTTGATGAAGCTAAAAAAGGAAGTAAAGTTGTTGTTAGTCGCGGTTCAACTATGGACAATTCAGGTAACTTAAGTGGTGCGTATCTAGACACAATTACTGGAGTTTACGCTGGAACAAGACTTGCTGCTCAGGAACTCTATGGAGAAATGCTTGACTCTGTTGAAGGCGCACTTTGGACTACAGAGATGTTAGAAGCCTCCAGACTAGGGTCGCTTCCATCATCTACTCCACTAAGAGTTATTGGTGTTGACCCTTCTGTTGCTGAAAATCCAAGAGATGCTTGTGGAATTGTTGTTTGCGCATCTACAGCAGATAGAGATTTATACAAGCGTCAGGCTTGGGTATTAGAGGATGCAACTATTCACGGTTCCCCAGAAGTTTGGGCAAATAAAGTTGTTGAGATGGCTAGACGTTGGGGCTGTCCAGTTGTGGCTGAAGTTAACCAAGGTGGAGCACTTGTTCGTAATGCAATTAATACAATTGACCCATCAATTAAAGTTTACGAAGTACATTCAAAGCATGGAAAAGCTCTTCGTGCAGAACCCATAGTTCTTGCTTACGAGCAAGGAAGAGTTCATCACATTGGCTACATCGCAGAGCTTGAAGATCAAATGACATCTTGGATTCCAGGAGAAGGAAAATCTCCTGACCGAGTTGACGCACTTGTTCATGCAATGACAGCGCTACTTATTAAACCACCTCAGGGGTTTGTTGGTGGAAAACTTACAGCAAAGTCTCCATCTTCCAGAAGAATACCTAGCCTAAGAACTGCTGGTTCTAACGGTAGAGGTGGAAAAATCTTTGGTGGTCGTTAACCGTTATATCTAGACAGGCGTGTTGCTGCTTGCCAATCAATCTCACCTGAAGGAACAGAACGAGGAATCATAGAACGACCTTGAAGAATTGCTCGTGAACCAGAGCCAACAATAACCATATTGCCTCTATCACGAAGTTTTCTATCAAATGCAACCTGAGTCATAGGTCGCTCTCCACGATCATCACTCCACATGCGGTATGTTCCATATAAGTCTTTAACGGCAACAGAGTGAGTAGGATTCTCATTAGTCTCTTCTGACAAGAACAAACCAATTCTGTCTTCATTCTTTCGATAAATCTCGGCAGCTTCGCTAACTACACGACACCAACCAAGAGGGTCACGAGATGAAGAACCTAAAAGTTTAATAGCACCTTCAACAGCCCAAGAAAGAACTGCTGTAAGAGCGCCTTCAGGGTCAAAGATGTATTCCTTTAAATCAGGGTCTGGGTTTTCTGGAACATGAATAAATGGGATTGGTCGAATACGACGCCACATAGCATCATCACTAATGATAGGACGGTGGTTTGTAGAGACCCAAAGTTTTGCTTTAGAAGCAAAAGTAAAAGGCTTCTCTCCAGGAGAACGCGCTGAGATTTCAGATGAACCAGTTAATTTTTTTACAGAGTTTTCTTTCAAACGCTCTGAGTCTGGAAGTTCGTCAACCCAAACAAGACGACGACCACGAAGTTCAGCCCAATGATACAAATCAGTACTATTACCTTTTCCATCACCTTGAGCAAGAATACTTGAATCAAGAGGCCATGCGTATTGTTTAGTTCCTAAACATTTAACAATTGCTTCTACAAGAGTATTTTTACCAGAACCAGCAGGACCATAAACCAGAAACATAATGTCGTACTTACGAGAGCCAGTAATAGAATAACCAGCAGCACGTTGTAGCCAATCTTGATATTCCTTATCTCCACCAGTAGCAAAGTTTAGGAACTCCTCCCAGCGTATATTTTTTTCTCCACGAATATAACTAACTGGAGCACGACGAGTAATAAACAAATCTGGTCGATTTTGAAGCAATTCTCCAGTACGCAGGTCAACAACACCATTCATAACACCAAGAAGATTCTCATCTCTATCCCAGTGCTCGACAGGTACAATAATGCGAGGGTCAGAGTTTGCAGTGTCAATCGTTGAACGGATTCGTGAGAGCGACTTTGACTGCTGAGCCCACTTAATAACTTCACCTTGTTTGTCAGGGTTATCTTTATACATATCAATCTCTGAAGCAATCATTGCAGGGATGCGTTTTGCCAACTCACGAATCTCTAGCGCCTCTGGGTCAGGTGTCCAGTATCCATTATTCCAATGAAACCAACCAAGCCCCTCTGTGTAGCGAACAACATTTTGATATGTATCTACAAGGCGACGACCATTACCGATATCGGTAAAGCTTCGTTGCATTTCATTTCCACCATCTTCAGCAGAAATTGCATCTACATCTCCAGGGATATTTAAGTTGTCCGCAGATAATGCTTGGTCAGTTGATCGACCCTCAGAGATAGCACCAAGAATTGCAGCACTACGTTCGTTCATTCCCATAGGTGGGCGCACTACGCCTACCAAAGGTGTTAATGACGCAGGAGCAGGTGTAGGAATATCTTTTTTAGGAGAAAGTGTTGCTCTACTCTCCTCCTGAGAACGATTAGCCCATTCCTGAGCGCCAGGCCAGGTTCTATCAATCTTAGGATTTTTAATTACAAAATCTATAGCACGACGAGTATGCATCATCACACTGTTGACACCTTCTAATGGCATAGGGGGACGAACCTTCTCTGCATTAAAACGAATCATTAAAGATTCAACAGCAAGTCTGCCTGCTTCTGTATTTACAGGAAATTTATTAGAAAGTGCGCAGGCAAGTTCGTATAAACCAATTGCTCTGTTTCCTTCTTCAATTCCCTCTTCAAGAATTTTTTCAATATCAACTTTTTTACCAGAAAATTCTAAGTCATCAAAAATTGAATCCCAGTCACCTTTACCTACACTTGTGGTTCCTCGACTTCTATTTTGCTTTCGTAAAAATTTTAAAAGTTCCTCTGGCGCCTGAGCCATCTCAATTTGATCTGGACGGTGTCCGTCAACCCATTCATAACATTGACCAGAGAAGTGACGTGAAGGAGCAATAAGCACATAACCATTATGCTTAATATCGATACCTTTTAATCCAGCTTTGTTTAAATTACCAACAAGCTCTTCAGATTCATCACACTTGTAATAAAGATGACGACCACGAAGAATCTTTCCACCACCAATTACATACTCACCAGTGATTGCTTCAACAGTTGGCGGGAGTGCGCCTTCTACAAGTTGCTCGAACTTTTCAAATGATTCTGTTCCACCACCACGAGGATCAATATCAATTACAAAAAATCCTGAAGGCTGACAGTTAACTCCAATATTGTAGTTGGGGTTATCCTCCCAGTACTGAGTTAATTTATACGCATCTGATGTTGCAATAGTGTTCCACTGATTTATTGCAGGGTGCTTACCTTTATCTTTTGGCTCACCATGGGCAGTATTACACGTGCATCGACCATCTAAAGTTATTCCATGACACGGAAGAATTTTCCATCCTTGATTTGCGTACCACTCAGCAGAGGGTCCAAGTTTTCCAGTTGCGTAATCATGAGAACTCATTGAGCACCGCCAACAGAGATATCAGCAGGAAGAACAAGAGAATCGAACCACTTATCTGCATCATCGGTAAGAATGTAGATACGCTCTCTTCCAGTCTCTGTTGTGGTTTTAATCGCTAACAACTCGCCAGACCATATTGCACGAGCAACAACTCTTGGAGGAAGTCCATATTTAATAGCGGTAGCACGTATGCTTAATCTCCGCTGTTCTTTTATAGTTTTCATGTATGTCCCTCCCACAAGACTTCAATAGAGTGTAATTTTGGCGAATTTGAATCATTTCGCTAATTCGAGGACTATACATCTTAAAAGTGAAAAAATCTCTTATGACGCACTTATCAATAAAAATAGAAAAATAAGAAGAATCAATATATGAAATAATAGTGTATTAGTTTCCCATCCTAGAAATTAGTGGTCAAATGTCAAGTACTATGGTCCTGTCTACAATACTGCTGTCTACGGGTGCGATCACTGCTCTTAGTGGATTCTTCTTTGCTATCTATAAAATTGCAAAAAGAATTGATTCTGCTGTAGGAGTAGATAGTGCAGGCAGAACTCTTAGTGAAAGAATGACTAGAGTGGAGTATCAACTCTGGGAGAATGGTGGAGCATCTCTTAAAGATGATGTTAACCTTATTAGAGATGTAAGTCAAGAGAACACTACAGAAATTAGAATTGTTAAAGAGTTAGTTATTTCTATGATAAAGGCTCATCAAGATTCATCAGAAAAACAGCAAAAAAAGAACTCTGCTTAAATAAAGACACGCCAGTAATACATACTCATAAATACCCCAAATTAATGTTAGACTAATCGTCACTAAGCACTGCTTACTTATGGGCTTGCTTAAAGGGTATGAAAGGTGGGTCAAAGATGAGCCTAGCAAAAAAATTAACAGAGTTATCTCCTCCTTCTGTAGGGCTTCCTTGCGGAGTTGATAAAACTTTAAAAGTACTTAATGACGAAGATAGAAAAGCCCTAGAGGCAATCATGGACTCACCTGTAGTCCGTGGTGGTGTTTCAAATAGACAGATTCACGAGATTCTTTTAGCAGAAGGATATGATGTTGCATTTGCTTCGGTAAGAGTTCATAGAAGTAAACAATGTAGATGTTTTGTAGGTAGAGATAGCGAACTTAGAAAAGCAATTCGTCAAAAGGCAGAAGTATAGTCTAATGACAAAAAAAGACGACAACACTCAGACGCCTACTTCTAAAAAAGAACTATCTATTGCTGACAAAATTTTGGCTTTAGTCAGCCCAGGACCTAATGGCTCAGATATTAAATCTCTTAACATTCCTGAGGATTTTAGACCTGGAGTTGTAATAGATAAAGATGGTGGAGAAGTTACCTCTAAACCTAAACTTCTAGGGCAACTCCCAGATGCAAAAGGTGTTTTAGAAGAGTTTGATATGAATCCAGAAGAATGGGTGATTACAAACATTAAGCGTTCTAAGTGGCAGAGATATGATGAAGAGTGGTTAGAGTCTTTAAAGATATCTGTAGTACCAGTTGGTATCGCAGAAGAAGTTTTAAAAGCAGATATAGAAGATTTAATAAAAGATATTAAAAAATTTAAGCCTACAAAACCAAGCGCGAACACAAGCGGAGAGCTTGCTTTTGTTTTTGCTATCAGTGATCAGCAGATTGGTAAAAAAACTCCTGATGGAGGCACTGCGGATTTTGTTAAGAGAACTTTGCAGGTTACATACGAAGGTGTTGACAGGCTAAAAGAACTTCGTAAGATTGGTCGAAATATTGGAACAGTAGTTCTTCCGCTTCTAGGAGATCACGTCGAGGGAAACACTTCTCAAAATGGAAAACTTCAAAGTCACTACGCTTCTGATCTTGGCGTGACAGAGCAAGTACGAGTCGGAAGACGAATACTTATGGAACAAATCAAAGCATTTGCTCCACTAGCAGATCGCATAATTGTTCCTGTAGTAAATGGTAATCATGATGAAGTTACTCGCATGGTTGCAGTTGACCCAGCGGATGGTTGGAATGTTGAGATTGCTGCAGCGGTACAAGATGCTCTTGCAGAGAATCCAGCTTTTGGACATGTAGAGTTTAGATTTCCTTCCCCAGGAAACCAAACACTTTCTGTCGATATTAATGGAACCATGCTTGGACTTTTCCATGGACATCAAATGGGTACTAGAGGCGCAGTGCCATACTTATCAGGGCAGGCTATGGGGCAAACTCCACTAGGAAACTGCGATGTATGGCTTTCAGGGCACTATCATCATTTTAATTCTTTAGATATTGGTACTCGTTTTTGGGCGCAATGTCCTACTCTAGATAACGGTTCGGGCTGGTTTAAAGAACGTAAAGGCCTTGACTCACATCCAGGAGTCTTGACTATGGTTATTGGTGGAGACTACGATCCACGAAAAGATATAAGTATTTTAAGAGCTAAAAGGTAGTTTTAGAGCGTTTTAAATAGTCCTATTTTGTTAATAAGGCTATGTAATTCGTGGTATTTCTACTCAAAAACAAAACTAGGACTATGTAAAAGGCCGTAAAATATACAAAGACCTGTCGACTGTATTTTGTTCATTTATTACTAAGAGCATATAACTTTGGAGTGCCAATGAGTTATTCACCAGATGTAGTAGTGAGAACGGTTTATGGTCAATTTTTAACTGCTGGCTCTCCTGCTTCTGGCTCTGTCACTTTTTCTTCATCGACTACCGTACAAGATGACCAAGATGCGGTTATTTTTTCAACACCTTTGCTTATTAATTTTGACAATACAGGGTCCTTCACAATTGACTTACCGACAACCGATAATAGAAGACTGTCACCTTTTGGTTGGTACTACACGGCAAGAGTTCGTGTAAGCGGTGGAAAATCTTACAGTTTTGATTTTTATCTTCCTACAGGAAACTTAAGCGATGTAGATTTTACCTCTATTGATCAAGTAGCTCAAAGAGCAGCAACAGGTACAACTACAAAGGGATATATCGGACCTCGTGGTGCACAAGGTGTCCAAGGTCCACAAGGTCCTGCTAATGGTCCTCAAGGTGTCCAAGGTCCACAAGGTGCAACAGGTGTTCAAGGTGCTGGTGGTGTACAAGGTGCAACAGGTGCAGGCACACAAGGTGCGACAGGTGTTCAAGGTGCTGGTGGTATTCAGGGTGCGACAGGTGCTCAAGGTGCGACAGGTGCTGGTGTACAAGGTGCGACAGGTGTACAAGGTGCAACAGGTATTCAGGGTGCAAATGGTATTCAAGGTGCTCAAGGTGCGACAGGTGCTGGTGTACAAGGTGCGACAGGTGTACAAGGTGCAACAGGAACACAAGGTGTACAAGGAGCGCAAGGTGCAACTGGTACAGGTATTCAAGGTGCAACAGGTACTCAGGGTGCTACAGGTGTACAGGGCGCAACTGGTGCACAGGGTGCAACAGGAACTGGTACGCAAGGCACAACTGGTGCGCAAGGTATTGGTGGTGTTCAAGGGGCGCAGGGAGCAACTGGAACACAGGGTATTCAAGGAGCAACAGGTGCGGGAGTGTCCGCTCAAGAGGTGTCTGATGCAATTGCAGCATCAGCTTTAGGGACTACTGATGATTTATCAGAAGGCTCTACTAATTTATACTTCACTAAGCAAAGAGTGAGCTATGAATATACAAAAACAACGCCAGGTACTACCTGGGAAATAACACACAACTTAGGGTTCTACCCGAACGTTGTGGTGCAAGACTCAGGTGGTACTATATACGAAGGAGAAATTTCTTACCTTACGGTGAACTCCTTAGTGCTTACCTTCTCTACACCCATATCAGGCAAAGCCTACTTATCATAAGGAGATAGAAAAATGGCAAGAAAATTTCTTACCAATATTGATTTAAATAAGTTAGAACTGCAAAATGCAGTCATTCAAAACTTATCAAGTGCCCCTGGGACACCAAACGTTGGTCAAATTTATTTTGACACAACACTTGGATACCTCCGTTCATGGAACGGCACTGCGTGGATTAACACATCTCAAGGAGTCCAGGGTACAACTGGAACACAGGGAACAACAGGTGCGCAAGGCACAACTGGTGCGCAAGGAACTACTGGTGCTCAAGGTGCTGACGGTTACGTTGGTTCAGACGGTGCTCAAGGCACAACTGGTGCGCAAGGTACACAGGGTACAACTGGTAACACAGGTGCTCAAGGCACAACTGGTGCGCAAGGTACACAGGGAACCACAGGTTCTACAGGTTCACAAGGTACAACTGGTTTTACAGGTTCACAAGGCGCAACTGGTGAGACTGGTGCTCAAGGAACAACAGGTTCACAAGGTACAACTGGCGCACAAGGTGCACAAGGTACTGAAGGTCACTCTGATACCTACAAGACAACTTCTACAACTTCTCGCGCAATTGCGGTAGCAAACAACGTAAGTTTTGTACTTGCTGATGCTGCTCTTTCCTACTCAGTAGGTCAAGACGTAGTAGTTGCTTACGATGTAAACAACAATATGTCTGCAACTGTAGTCAGCTACACAGCAGGAACTAATACCCTTGTTGTAAACGTCAATGACGTTCGAGGCTCAGGAACATACGCTGCATGGTCAATCAACCTTGACGGTGCTACTGGTGTACAAGGAACAACTGGTGCACAGGGCACAACTGGTGAGACTGGAGCACAGGGTGCTACAGGAACTCAAGGTACAACTGGTACACAGGGAACTACAGGTGCTCAAGGAGCAATCGGTTCTACAGGTTCACAGGGAACTACTGGTAATACAGGTTCACAGGGAACTACAGGTGAGACTGGTGCTCAAGGTACAACTGGTACAACTGGTACACAAGGAACAACAGGAACCCAGGGAACCACAGGAACCCAAGGAACTACAGGTGCTCAAGGCACAACTGGTGCTCAGGGTACAACAGGTGAAACAGGCGCACAGGGTGCGACTGGTACACAAGGAACTACTGGAGCACAGGGCACAACAGGTACACAAGGTACTCAGGGAACAACTGGTGCTCAAGGTACAACAGGTAGCAACGCTGGAATTCTTTCAGTAGCGGGACCTCTTGCAGTAACTGACACAGTTCTTGGTCTTAACTATGGTGCAGGTCTTGGCCTCTCAGGTAATAACCTAGTTGCTAACCCAGGTACTGGTCTTACAATCTCTGGTACAGGTGCAGATGAAGGCAAGATTGCTGTTGATACAACAGTTATTGCTACAAAGGCATATGTAGATGCGACAGCACAGGGGCTTGATGTTAAGCAATCTGTTCGTGTAGCAACCGCAGTAGCTGGAACTCTTGCATCATCGTTTGAAAATGGCGATGTTGTAGACGGAGTAACACTTGCTACTGGTGACCGTATTCTTCTTAAGAACCAGGCAACTGCTTCCGAGAACGGTATCTACGTTGTTAAGGCATCTGGGGCACCAGATCGCGCAGAAGATGCAAACTCAACAGCAGACCTTAACAAGGGTGCATTCACCTTCGTTGAGTCTGGAACATCTGCTGGTAAAGGCTTTGTAGTATCTGCTGCTGGAACACTAGGCACAGATGGTATTACTTGGACTCAGTTCTCTGATACAGGTCAGTTCATCACCGCAGTTTCATCAGATTTCACTGTAACAAGTGGAACACTCGCTGTAACAGCTAACACATTTGATGCTTATGGAACAGCCGCAGGATTAGTAAAGCGATACGCTGCTACTCTAACTGCAAACGGTTCATCAACTTCTTGGGCCGTAACTCACGGTCTAGGTACCAATGATGTTATTGTAACTGTTTACGATGCTTCAGGAAATGTTGTAGAAACTGATGTAACATCAGCAAGTGTCTCTACAGTACCTACAGTTACTATCGCAGTAGCAGTTGCCCCTACAAACGGCAACAACCTACGCGTAGTAATCACAGCGTAATAAAAAAGTAATTAGGAGCTGACCACAGATGGCCCGTAAGTTTCTCGTACCGATAGGACTTGTATCCTTACCAAGCGACCCTGCGGGCACATCTGCTGGTCAGACCTATTACAACACCACTTATAACACCATTAAGACCTATGATGGTGCAACTTGGCAATCTGCAGGAAGCGTAACAAACATGGATGGCGGTACTCCGTCTGACACATATGTAATTGAGTTTGATGGAGGTACACCATAATGGCAACAAAAATTCAGATGCGTCGCGGTACAGCTTCACAATGGACAGCCGCTGACCCAAGACTTAGTACTGGTGAGATTGGTTTTGAGACCGACACTGGTAGGTTCAAGATTGGTGTTAACAACACTCTCTGGAGCCTTCTTGACTATTTTGTTGACGCATCTGGAGTAGCGGACGCAATTTCTGGCGCAGCCTTAGATACTACAGATAATCTTTCTGAAGGCACATCTAATCTTTATTTTACTAATTCACGTGTAGCAAGTGCTCTCAATGGTGGTACACGTAATAACATCACTTTTACATATAATTCTGACACTGGAACTATTGATGTTAGTGTGCCAACAGTTCAAGGAACTACAGGTGCTCAAGGAACTACAGGCGCACAGGGAACCACTGGTACAACTGGTGCGCAGGGTATTCAGGGTACAACTGGAACTCAAGGTACAACTGGCAATACAGGTGCACAAGGTATTCAGGGAACTACAGGTTCTCAAGGAAGTACTGGAACTCAGGGTACAACTGGTACACAAGGAACAACAGGTGCTCAAGGTACAACTGGAACACAGGGTATTCAAGGTCTTACTGGTAATACAGGTGCTCAAGGTATTCAAGGTATTGTAGGTAGCCAAGGAACAACTGGTACAACTGGAGCACAAGGTGAGACTGGTATTCAAGGTATTCAAGGATATACAGGAGCTCAAGGAACTACAGGAACTCAAGGTGTTCAGGGTACAACTGGTAGCCAAGGTATAACTGGTTCCCAAGGCACCACTGGAACAACTGGTCTACAAGGCACAACTGGTGCACAAGGCACAACTGGTAGCCAAGGTGTCCAGGGATACAACGGTGTAGATGGTGGTTCTTCTAGTTATTACAAGTACCGCGCAAAAGTAACCACAACTTCTGGCGACCCTGGAAATGGTTTTCTTATCTGGAATAACGCAACACAAACAAGCGCAACCTCACTAAATCTTGACCACCTTACCGATGACAATATTGACGTTGATATATTTTTAGGGCTTTTAAAATCAGGCGATACTCTTATTATTCAAGACTCTAATGATTCTAATAACTATCAAAATTGGTTAGTTAATGGCGCAGAAACAGTTTACCCAAATCAATATGTAACAGTACCAGTAGCTTTGACAGATTCTGGAGGTACTGGAACAACTGGATTTGCTGGAAACTCAGCGTTAATTGTAGTAATTATTGCTTCAGGTACTCAAGGCCCTACTGGTTCTCAAGGAACCACAGGCTCCCAAGGAGTTGTTGGTGCGCAAGGCATCACTGGAACGCAAGGTACAACAGGCACTACGGGTTCACAAGGAACAACAGGTGCTCAAGGCACAACTGGTGCTCAGGGTACAACTGGAAGTCAAGGAGCTACGGGAACTCAAGGCTCTACTGGTTCAACTGGATCTCAAGGTACAACTGGTAATACAGGTGCACAAGGCTCAACTGGAACTCAGGGAACTACTGGAGCACAGGGAACTACTGGAGCGCAGGGTGTCGGGGGTGTGCAAGGAATTAGCGGTGCTGAAGTTCCTGCAGCAACTCCAACAGCGCAAGGTGTTGTTTATGCTCAAACTGATGCAACAAATACACTATTAGGATTAAACAGTACTGCAACAAATGCTGAATTGGTTGTTGCAACTGATGCAACAGGCGTTGGAGAAGATGTCATTGCTTCAGGTAATGCTAGTACCGCTCTTGGCAATGGTGCTTGGGCTAGAGGTGCAAATTCAACGGCTTTAGGACACTACAGTCAAGCAGACGGCCCAAACTCTACGGCCATTGGAGACAACGCAGCAACAACAAGTGCTTCAAGCATTGCTTTAGGTGCAGGTGCAACTGCCGTTGGTGCAAATCAAATCTCTATTGGTGGCGATGTTGGCACTGGCAAGGAAATAACAAGATTAAGAATCCGTGGAATGGGAATGGATGTTCGTGGCGGATCTACAACAATAACTGCCAATACAGCAACTACAGTGTCAACAGTAGCACTTGAAGACTTTACTACAATGGAGTACACAGTCTCAATTAAGCAGGGATCAAAAGTCAGATCTTCTAAGGTATTAGTTCAGACAGATGGTACAACAGTGGATTCTGTAGAACACTCAATCTTGGAAACAGGGGGAGTTATGACTGGGATTAACGTAACAGCCACAACATCCTCAACAAACGCCATTTTGACGGTGACAATCACAAATGCATCCACCACAAACGCAGTAGTCAAGGTAATCAATACACTCACATAGACTGTAGTACAATTTACTACATAACAACTAGGGAGAATGAACTAGATGTCAGATAAAAATTTTAAGGTCAAGAATGGTTTGACCATACAAGGCACGGTTGACACTGTCATCACGGCTGATAATGCTGGTGGCATTTTAGTAGGTGGTCAAGCAGTTGCTAGTTACTCAGCCCCAACACTTGGATCTACATCTATTGGTTCAGGCGCGACGGTAACAACAGTTGCTGGGCTAACTCTAACAAGTCCAACAATTTCAGCTGACAGCATTACTGTTACTGACACATGGGAAGTTCAAAACAAAACTGGAATGTATTACATTCAGCCTGCAGAGGATATTTTTTATATTATTAGTTATGGCTGGAGTGTAGCATTTGACAAGCCAGTTGGATCTTTATTAAGAATTAGTGGAACTGGAAATTCAAACGGAGTTTACCCTAAAATAGCCACTCCTTTAGGTGGAGCCAACGCAGCATATTTTGATACATCAAGCAATCCTTCATTTACTACAAATGAAGCAGATTTATTAAATGCTACATTTCAATTTATAACACTAACACAAGGTACAGCAACAATTTCTTCAACAGAAATTGGATATCTTGACGGAGTTACTTCAAGAATTCAAACTCAGTTAGATGGTAAAGTAGATGAGTCTATTATTACAGCTAAGGGAGATCTCTATGTTGGTTCCGCTTCTTCAACACTAGACAACCTAGCAGTTGGAACAAATGGATATTTGCTTACAGCTGATTCAAATGAGGCCCTTGGAGTTAAATGGGCGGCAGCACCAATTAGCCTTCCATCTCAAACAGGGAACACAGGCAAATATTTAACAACAAACGGTACATCTGCTTCTTGGGCAACTATACCAGAATCAATTCACTCATTTGCGATGATAGGATAAAAAATGACAGATACATATAAAATCTTAGGACAATCGCTAGCTGGTGAGTTAGCATTAGACGGTACAACGGTAAAAGAAAGTATTGTTTATCAAGTACCAGCAAACACACAAGCTGCAGTTTCTGCCATCGAGATTACTAACTCTAATGCTGCAAACAAGAACTACAATGTAGCTTTTGTTACAGCAGCAGATGTTGCGTCTGCTTCTACTAATATTTCTTACACGAGTGCTAAATATGTTGCAGTTAACGCTTTCCCTGCAAATGATAAAGGTGCATACTCAACAAATGGAACTACCTGGACAGTAATTACTATGCCTTCAGTTGCTAATAGAACAGCTTTAGCATATGGAGCAGGAAAATTTGTTGCTCCTAACTATGGTTCAAATGTAGTAGACTATTCAGAAGATGGAATCACTTGGTCATCTAGTACTATGCCTGCAACCAAAGACTGGAAATCAGTTGTTTTTGCAGATGGAAAATTTGTTGCAATCGCTCAAACCGCTAATCAAAGTGCAGTAGCATATTCAACAAATGGAGTTAACTGGTCATCTGGGTCCAACTGGTCCGCTGTAATAAATTGGACTAGCATAGTATATGGAAATGGAAAGTTTTTAGCAATCGCTACTGAGAATACAAGCCAGGTAGCCTACTCATCTGATGGAATTAACTGGAATGCAGCATTTTTAAATTCTCCTGGAGATCGTTACGCTTTAGCATATGGAGCAGGAAAGTTTGTTACTCTTAAACAAGGCTCAGATGAGGGAAGTTACTCTTCTGATGGCATTAATTGGACAGCATTTAATACTCCAGTATCTGGCAATTGGATTTCAATGACATATGGAAATGGAAAATTTGTTGCAGTTGAAAATGCAGGTAGGAAAGCAGTTTACTCAACAGATGGAATAACTTGGACACAATCTGGCTCTTTGGTAGAGGCTGGTACGTGGACTTCAATAACTTACGCTAAAGGATTGTTTATTGTAGTTGGTAGTAGTATTGTAAGAGCTTCATACTCAACAGATGGTATTACTTGGGGTAGTTATGAATTACCTAGAAATTCACAAGGTCAAGCAAACAATTGGCAAAAAGTATTGGGTGTAGAGTTCTCATCTACACAGTCAATACCTAATTCATCAAATAAGCATATTGCAATTTATAACAAAGTAATTGCATCAAATCAAACCCATGAAATAAAAGGTGGAGTAACCCTATCTGCAGGGGATCAAATTAGAGTTTATTCAACCTCTAATGATATTATTACTAACGTATATGGAGCTGAATTTTCATGACACTAGATTATAAAATACTTTCACAGATGAATTATGAAACTCAATATCAGCTTGTTCCGGGCAGTGGATATGGATATTATGGAGCAGGTATTGGTGGACAGGGTGCTGCTGATTCTTATGTAGAAGTTTTCGTGCCAAGAGTTCTTTATACGGTTCCAGCAGGAAAACAAACCACAATAACATCAATATACGTAACCAATAGAGATTCAGTATCTCGCACATATGACTTAGCTATAGTCCCATCAGGAGAAACACTTTCTGTAAAGCATCATATTCGCTGGGACATGCCAGTAGGAGCTTCTGATTTTGATTTAGTAGATGCTAAAATTACATTATCAGCAGGGGATAAAGTTTTTGTATTCCCATCAACAGTAGACAAAATAGGCTTTACAGCCTTCGGAGTGGAGAAGTCATGAGTTTTGAAATCAAACCGACGGCACCAACAATAGGTGGCACCCTTATTTCTTCTGGCAGTAGTAATAGTTCATTTACTTCCCTTTCTTTGGGAAGTACAACATTAACTGGCACCACAACCGCACAAGGTGACATTAATATGACTGTTGCTGGTGGGCCAGGAAGTATTAAAGACGAACTAACACTCATTCTTATGGGTGCCCTATAAACGAAAGGTAGTAACTAATGGCTACAGCAACTAAGGTGCTCGCAAGAGCAGCAGCAGCAACATCAAGTGCGACACTATACACAGTGCCTGCATCTACAACTACAGTAGTAACTAACATTGTAGTAACTAATACAGCAGCATCAGCAGCAACATTTACGCTTGGTTTAAATGGTGTATCACTGTTTACAACAACTGCTATTGCTGCTAACTCAACAGCAATGTTTGACATCAAGCAAGTACTTGCAGCGACAAATACTATCACTGGTCTTGCATCAGCAGTAACTGTTAACTTTCATATTAGCGGAGTGGAGATTTCCTAATGGGCTCAACTGTATTTCCTGAGCCAAGTAGCGGAGTTGTCGGCCCTAGAGATTTAACGTTAAAGCAAACACTAACTGCTTCAGGTGCGGTAACAATTCCTGCTGGAATTAACTTTGTCTGGGCGGTAGTTGTTTCTGGTGGACAAGGTGGTCGAGGTTCTGGAGGCGCCACTGGTGGTGCTGCTGGAGGTTGGGTTGCTGGTTGGACAAGCAGGTCAAATGTAGTAACTGTAGGTGCCGCTGGTAGTGGTGGCGGTGCTGGTAGCAATGGTAACAATGGTGGCTTAAGTTCTTTTGGACAATTAATATCACCTCAAACTAGCACAAATACTGGCTTTGTTGGTTCTGGTGGGCCTGGTTCATACTATGACAGTTATGCTGGCGATGGCGGTAACAGCAATCTTGGCTTTACTGGCGGTCTGGGTAGTGGTTTGTATGGCGCAGGTGGTGGTGGTGCGGGTGTTGCTGGCAATGGTACAAATGCTGCGAGTTCATCTGTTGCTGGTGTCGGCGGATTAGGTGGAGGCGGCGGTGGTGGACATGGAACATCTAGCGGTCTTACAGGTGGAAACGGTGGCGCTGGTATTGTGCTGCTGTATTACTAAGAGAGAGAGAAATAGTAATGAGTAAACTATTTGCGGTTATTGAAAACAATAAAGTTGTAAATATAATTACAGCTAATACATTAGAGGACGCTCAATTGGTAATTCCTACAAACCATACTGTTATTGAATACACAGATGGTTGGACATACCCAGAAGGTATTGATGGCGGAGATTACTTCCCAGTACCAAAAATAGAGATTTCCTAATGGGTATTGCAGTATTTCCTGAATCAGGCGGTAATGTTAATTACAAAACAGGTACCTTTGCTACTCGCGGAACTCCTGCAGCAGGTACAACAATTCTTAACACTGAAAACAATTTTATAGAAGTTTACAATGGTTCTACTTGGAGAAAAGTATCTGATGGAACTGTAAGCACTCTTTCTAATGGTGGAACAATTACCACTAGCGGTATTTATACTATTCATACATTTACTTCATCTGGAACCTTTACACTTGGCGTACCACTTACTATTGATTACTTAGTTGTTGCTGGCGGAGGTGGCGTTGCAGGTACTCTTGGCGGTGGCGGTGGCGGCGGTGGTGGTTTATTAACTGCTGCTTCATATTCAGCCGATGCTGGTAACCACACAGTTACTATTGGTGCTGGCGGTGCTGGTACAACAGGTGCTTTGCCTGGTAGTGGCACAAATTCTGTCTTTGGTTCTTTTACTGCTATTGGTGGCGGTGGTGGTTCAGCAGGTCATACTGGAACTGCTGGTGCATCTAATGGTCAAACAGGTGGTTCAGGTGGTGGCGGTGGCGGAGCCATTGATGTTTCTACTGGTACTGGCGGTGCTGCTACTTCAAGCCAAGGAAGCGCGGGTGGTAATGGTGCAAATCGTGCTACTGGCGGTGGTGGCGGTGGTGCTGGAGGCGCGGGCACTGCTGGTAATGGTTCAACATCTGGTAGAGGCGGTCATGGTTTAAGTAACTCTTATAGCGGAAGTGCCGTTGTTTATTCTGCTGGTGGTCCTGGCGGATATTGGTCAGGCGTTGGTGAAACTTCAGGCGGTGCTGGAACTGGTGGCGTTGGAGCCAACACATCAGGCAACGCAAACACTGGTCAAGGTGCTGGTAGCGGTGATGCTGGCGCTCGAAATGGTGGTTCAGGTATTGTAATTATTCGTTATGTTACACCATAAAGAAAGGTATGAATATGGCACATTTTGCAGAGATTAATCCAAACGGCGGAGCCGTGTTACGCGTTCTAGTTGTTCCAGATGAACAAGAACATAGAGGGCAAGACTTTCTATCTAATGAACTTGGTTTAGGTGGTGTCTGGGTACAGACAAGTTATAACGCAACTATTAGAAAAAACTACGCAGGTATTGGTTTCATCTATGATGCAGCGCGTGATGCTTTTATTGAACCAAAGGCTAACTGTCACGATGAAGAAACATTTGATGAAGAAACTTGTCGTTGGATTTGTCTTAACGTAGAGCATACTACTTTACCTGAATAAGTAATTAGTTTATCCCTGAGCATAGATTAAAACTGCTCACTAATGGTACGCTTTGCCCTATGAACTTGGTACAAAAATCGGTACAAAATGGCTGGCGGAGGTGGCGTTGCAGCTAACCCCTGCTACACTTATACATATGTTTAGAATGTCAATATACGCACACCCGCATGTCCGCAAATCTGGGTCTTATTTTGGATATGCTTATACATACTATGAAATTGAAAGACATTTGCGTGAATATGAGTACGACGGAAAAAAACTTCAGTTAGACCTAAACTCTCCAAAGTCTAAGATTCAGCTTTATTATGGATCTCCTCCAGGATATTTTTCTCCTAATCAATATAAAATTCAAATGACTCAATGGGAGTCAACATTAATACCTCCAAATTGGGTAGAACATGCAAAAGAGTATGATGAGTGGTGGACAGCAAATCAATTTGGAGCAGATGCTTTTATCAATGCTGGAGTCCCTGCAGAAAAAATACATGTCTTTGAACATGGAGTTGATAGCTCTATGTGGACTCCTAAAAAACGTGGTAAAAAAGGTGTAATAAGATTTTTACATGTAGATTCAGGCTCTCCTAGAAAAAGAGCTCCATTAGCAGTAGAAGCTTTCAAAAAGGCATTTGGTAACAATTTAGACTATGAATTAACTTTAAAATACAGTCATCATGGTGCTTCTAATCAAGACTGGTTTAATGAAGATGTTCTTGCAAATTATGGTGATTGGCAAGACTCCAATGTTCGTCATATAAAAGAAAATATGACAATAGAGCATTTAGTTAGTTTGTTTCAATACCATGATATTTTAATTTATCCTTCAGAGGGAGAAGGCTTTGGGTTGATTCCTCTTCAAGCATTGGCAACAGGAATGCCAGTAATATCAACTTCTGATTGGTGCTCATACGATAAATATTTTAATGGAAACATTATAGAGTCTCATAGAGGTGTTTCAGATATTGTTGAAACTTATACAAGGTTTGGAGAAGTGGTAATACCACATCTTGATTCAATGGTTTATTTAATGAAAAAATCTGTTGAAGATTTTGAAGCACAGTCAAACACATTTTATAATCAAATACCAGAAATAGTACAAGATTATAGTTGGCAAAAAAGAACAAACATGGTAATGGATAGCTTAATCAATAGAGTAGGTATTGACATGTTTGAAAATTCAGATTTTTTAAACTGGGGTCTAAGTTATGACTAAGTGGAATTTTCTTGATTCAAATAGTATAGATCTACAATTAAATGTTATAGCTGGCTCAGAATATGACAATTATAAAAATGGTGTATTTCCAAACTCTGAAAATAGAGATCTTAATCCAAATAATGAATATACAACAACATTTTATGAAAGGCAGCAAGGAGTAAAAAATGATGCTTCTATCACATATAAAATAAACTCATCCGGTCAAAGATGTGATGAATTTAAAAAAAATCATGAAGGAAAACACATTTTATTTTCAGGATGCTCTTTTACTTTTGGGGAAAGTTTACCTTACAAAAAAAATTGGGCAGGATATCTATACGATAAACTAAATAAAGCACACAATCTATCAGGATATTATACTGTTGCATATCCAGGAGGCGGTGTAGATGTTATAACAAATAATATATACAAATATTGTGATATTTATGGAAATCCATATGCCATATTTTTATTAATTCCAGAAGCATCAAGAAAAATTTTGTGGGGAAATGACAAATATTATTCAATTATTTCTCCATATGAAAGGTATCCTTATGATGTTAATCAAGGCTTTGAAAATGCCGTTTATAGCACTTACCACTACATGCATAATTTAGAAATATTTTGTAATAAACTTAATATAAAGCTTATGTGGTCATCGTGGCATCAAGAAGAAGCAAGATTATACAATAATATGAATTTTAAAAACTATATTCACATAGAGCATGACGAAATAATAAAAAAAGCAAATAACTATAAAGAAATAAGTAGTCCGTATTATGGGTCAGCAAGAGACAACTGTCATCCTGGATTAATGTTTTCTGATGGAGTTTCTAGCATATTTTTGGAGAAAATAAATGAAAACAATATATTATAAGGTTAAACAGTTCTTTATTAAAAGAAAAATTAAAAAAAATGGACTATATGATAAAGATAGGTTTATATACTAATGATAATACTTGGAATCAATGAAACATCACATGATGCATCAGTATCTTTAATTAAAGATGGAGACATACTTTTTGCAGGCCATGCCGAAAGATATAGCAAGCAAAAAAATGATTGGTATGTTAATGATAGTTTAATAGAAGATGCATTGCAGTATGGTACACCAGACCACATTGCTTACTATGAAAAACCCCTTCTAAAGGCTTCTAGACTGACCTTTAGGGGTGGATCTGGAGACTGGAAGCCAAGGTTTAATATTGACGGAATACCTAGAAAATCATTTAGTCATCACTATTCACACGCATGTGCTGGATACTATACAAGTAGCTTTGATAATGCCGTTATTGTAGTGCTTGATGCCATTGGTGAGTATAATACCTCAACTATTTGGGTTGGAGAAGAAAGTAACATTAAACTTAAGTATAAGCAAAACTACCCAGTAAGCTTTGGACTATTTTATTCAGCATTTACACAGCTTCTAGGAATGATGCCAAACCAAGAAGAATATATAATGATGGGAATGGCTGCTTACGGAGATTCTAAAAAATATTACAAAAAGGTTAATGAATATTTTCCATCATACAAAAAACAAAAATATAATTTTCATAAAGGAATTTTTGATTGGGGCCTAGTTAATAATAAAGAAAAGTTTGATATAGCAGCAGCTGTTCAACAAGTTTATGTTGAAAGGCTTTTAGAATTTATGACTATGGCTAAAAAAATTACAGGAAAAGATAATTTGGTTTTTATGGGTGGTTGCGCTTTAAACTCTTCTGCAAATACTTCACTGTGGAGTATCTTTAGCTCAGTTTGGATTATGCCTAATCCTGGAGATGCTGGATCATCACTTGGAGCAGCCGCAGCACTTTATGGAAAACATATAAATTGGAAGAATCCATATCTTGGGTATAACATTGATGGAGAATATCCAGTTGATCAAATTATTGAAGGAATCATAAAAAACGGCATAGTTGCAGTAGCAAATGGAAGAGCAGAGTATGGGCCAAGGGCATTAGGAAACAGAAGTATCCTAGCAGATCCAAGAGATCCAAATATTAAAGATAAAGTTAACTTAATTAAGAAAAGAGAGCTGTTTAGACCTTTTGCTCCAGTCATTATGGAAGAGCACGCATCAACCTGGTTTGATATGAATTTTTCTAGTCCATATATGCAATATACTGTAAAATGCTTAAAGCCTTCTGTTATTCCATCTGTTGTACACGAAGACGGAACATCAAGAGTTCAAACAGTAAATCGGGATCAGCATTTTGGATTATGGAGTGCTTTGAATGGTTTTTATAATAAAACTGGAGTTCCAGTATTGCTAAACACAAGCCTAAACATTAAGGGTCAACCTTTATTAAATGATGAAAAAGATATACTTGAATGGGAGAATACATATGGGTTTAGTATTATTAGATAGAGAAATGTTTAAAAGTATATGTGGTGCTTTTTTATGAAATATACCATAATGCATGTAAATAATCGTGCAAAAAACAATATGGATTTTAATAAAAAAATTCTAAAAGATTTTGAATACTGCGACGGAATAAAGTTTATCGATGGGAACAAGGAAAATGGTTGGGACATATTAAATCATATGGGTATTAAAACAAATACTTGGAACCCCTATGATGGAAGAAAAACAGAACCACTTCCAGGAGAGTATGGTATTTGGGTAAGCACAATAAATTTATGGCAATATATTGTAGACAACAAAATAGATAAACTATTAGTTTTAGAAGACGATGTTGTTTTACAAAAAAATTTTGTTGAAAATTTTAATTTGTATTTAAATGAGCTTCCAAATGATTTTGATTTTTTATCTTTTTATTATTTTTCAGGACAAAACGAAGTAGACGATAATACAGAAATTGGTTTAAAGTATATTCATAAGTCTAACAACCAGTATTCAGCTGCACAGTGCATGCTATATTCATATAGTTGTGCTCAAAAGCTACTAAAATTAATAAAAAGAAAAGGTACCGAATATACAAATGATTGTTTTATTTATAACCAAGCACATGTAGGTTCAGTAAATGGGTATTCAATTAAAAAAGGAAACAATATATTTTTAAAGCATGATTATAAAAAAATTAAATCATTAATAGACCCAGACAATACTAGAAATACAGACGACTTATGAAAGTATTAGTTACTGGTGGAGCAGGATTTATAGGGTCTAACTTAGTTGATAGGCTATTATCCCTTGGTCATGATGTAACTGTCATAGATAATGAGTCTGCAGAGTCTAACGCACAATTTTATTGGAATAAAAAAGCAAACAACTATAAGCATGATATCTGTGACTATGAAAAGATTGCATCGCTTTTTATTGGTGTTGACTGTGTTTTTCACTTAGCTTCAGACGCAAGAATACAGCCTGCAATATTAAACCCAAGAGCTTCTATTCAATCAAACGCAGTAGGTACTGCAAATGTTATAGAGTTGTCTAGAATTAATAAAGTAAAGAGGTTTATTTATTCAAGCACATCTTCTGCCTATGGGAAAGAAGCAACAATTCCAAATGTAGAAACACAGACATCTGATCCTCTAACACCTTATTCTACTGCTAAGGTTTTTGGTGAAAACCTTGCAAGAGTTTATTATAATCTTTATGGACTTGAAACTATATCTCTTAGATATTTTAATGTTTATGGAAATAGGCAACCACTCAAAGGTCAGTATGCTCCAGTAATAGGTTTATTTCTAAAACAATACTATGAAGGTAAACCATTAACAGTTGTTGGGGATGGACTTCAAAGAAGAGATTTTACAAATATAGAAGATGCAGTAAATGCAAATATCCTTGCAATGGATTGCACCATAGAGAATTATGGAGAAGTCTTTAATGTGGGCTATGGTAAAAATTACTCTATATTGGAAATTGCAAAATCAATATCTGAAGATATTATTTTTATCCCTTCAAGATTGGGAGAAGTAAGAGAGACTTTATCAGATAGCACAAAAATTAAAACACAGATGAATTGGGAACCTAAAATTATCTTATCAGATTGGATAAAAACACAACTGTGATTCCTAAAATAATTTGGCAAACCTATGAATGCAGTTATGATGAACTACCAGATTTAGCAAAATCATATACACAAACTTGGAAAAATAAAAATCCAAACTATGAATACAGATATTTTTCAAATGAAGATAGAAGAAAATTTATTGTTTCTTTAGGAGATAAAGAGTGGATTGATCTTTATGATGCATCACCACTTGGTGTAATAAAAGCAGAAATATTTAGATATTTAGTTATATATGAGTTTGGAGGTATTTATGTAGACATGGATACTGAGTGTACATCTCCTATAGATTCTTGGATATATGGAAAAGACAATAAAGATTATAGTTGTATTTTTTCTCCAGAAGGCAACCCTGAGTACCCAATGTGTATATGCAATTTTGCTTTTGCTTCTGAAGCAAAGCATCCAATATTTAAAAAAATTATTGAAAATCATAAAGAAAATCTTAAAAGTGCAGAATGGAATTCTACAAACTTTAAGATTAACTATATAGAAAGAAATATTGAAGATGGTACAGCTATGTTTTGGAAAAATATATTAGATTATTTTGGTATTAATTATAATGAATTTGATTTATTAAACAATGTTGAAAACATCAATTTTTATCCAAAAGTTATTGAAAATAAAGTATACTTTTATGGTGGTAAAGATTTTTATATTTTTAGAAATGGCCGAGCTATGAATCATTTTTTTGCGGGAGATAATATAGAATGGGAGAAATCATGGAATCAGTGGAAAAAACAAAAGCTTTGATTACACTAGACTTAAGAGAAATACCAGTATACTATATTAACTTATCCTCAGAAATTGAAAAAAATACACATATGCAAAAAATGCTTTTGGGTTTAGGTTTTAAAAATATAAACAGAATAGAGGCAGTATTAGACTATCAAAATGGATCAATTGCAAGAAGTGGAACCTCAGAGTCTCACTATAAGGCTTTAAACAATATTGATCCTCCATTTATTGTTTTTGAAGACGATTGTGAAATATTTGATTTTAATCCAATTATTAATATACCACAGGAAACAGATGCTTTTTATTTAGGTAATACCATCTATGGTATAAAAAATAGCTATATTGCATATTTTTTAAAATACAAAAAAGAAGATGGTTTTGATAATTTATACAAAATATACAATATGTTGTCTGGTCATGCAATTTTATATGTAAGTAAAAGATTTGTAGAGATTGCTAAGCTTTGTTGTAAATATTCAGCTTTAGAATTAGATGTTCCTCAAGACATAGCTATAGCAGAAATACAAAAACTTTATAATGTATATACACCTAACAAGCCAATGTTTTATCAAAAATACTACGGATATGGTTCCAATAAAGAGTGGCATACTAATAAACAGTTGACAGACTATGAAAAACATAATAATATATTTGAAGGTGAACACCACTTTTTTGATTCATTATAGTATATTTAACAACTTTAACAAACTTAAAGTGCTATACTTTAATCAGACTATTAACGCTATCTAAATCCAGAAGCGGAAAAATCCAAACCAAGTGTGTAATTTTAAAATAAATTATAAATAGTATTCGCATTATTTATTTAATATAGTAGAATGGGTACTATGAATCTAGTACAAAAATCAATATCTAATGGGGGAAAACTAGTTCCTCTTATTATTCCCGCCCGAGAAACGGGTGGGACAGGATTAATGAATCCATCTATTTTTATAGATGATGATGGAGATATTCTATGTATATTAAGACACATAAATTATACTCTATATCATTCTGAAAATGATCAAAGATTTCCTAGCGTATGGGGGCCATTAGCATATTTACATCCAGAAGAAGACCAAAGATTAGTAACTACCAATTATTTATGTCGTTTAGATAAAAACTTAAACATTGTTAACCACACTTTAATTGATACTACCAAGTTAGATGTTAAACCTATCTGGACGTTTGTGGGCGAAGAAGATGCTCGTTTAGTTAAGTGGGATGGCAAATACTACGGAACAGGTGTGCGTAGAGACACCACTACCAACGGTCAAGGACGTATGGAGCTTTCAGAACTTGAAATTGATAAAGAAGCGTGGACAGCTAAAGAAATTTCTCGTATTCGTATTCCAGCACCAATAGATGAAAACTCATACTGTGAAAAAAATTGGATGCCAGTTCTTGACAAGCCCTTTCATTACATTAAATGGACATCTCCAACCGAGTTAGTAAAGGCTGACCCTAACGAGCCTAAGTGCGAGCAGGTTCAAGTGATTCCAGGAAGAGTAGTCAACGCTGATCAGCGTGGAGGTTCTCAGTTAATTGAGTGGGGAGACTATTACATTGCTATTACTCACGAAGTAGTTCTCTTTAAGAATTACATGAAGCAAAAGAATGCTACCTATCGACACCGCCTTTGTGTGTGGGATAAAAATTTTATGTTGATGGGGGTGTCTCCAGATAATTGGTCATTCTTAGATGGTCAAATTGAGTTTTGTGCGGGAGCTGCCGAATATCAAGGTGATTTACTAGTTACTTTTGGTTTTCAAGACAACGCGGCATTTATTCTTCAAGTGCCTAAAGAAGTAGTAAATGGTTTAATCGAGGAGGCACTAAATGTTTAAGGCTATTGATAACCTAGTTATCGATTTATCTAAAGACCCATTTAACCCCATACTTAGTTTTAATATTGCTGTAGAGTATGAAAAAGCAGGTCAAACAGCATCAGCAATATCTTTCTACTTACGTACAGCAGAGTACGGGTTTTATACACACCCTGAATATGTGTATGCTTCTTTACTTAAATCTGCTCAATGTTTTGAAAATCAAAAAAACCGTGAAAGCACCGTACATAATTTGTTTTTAAAAGCTGTTGCTTACCTACCAACTAGGCCAGAAGCTTGGTTTCTTTTGGCTAGATACTGTGAGCGAGCAAAACGTTGGCAAGAAGCATATACATTTGCCGAGATAGGGTTAATGTATACAAAAATTAAAGCCACACCCCTTCCTATTTGGGTAGATTACCCAGGGGAGTATGCTTTAGATTTTGAAAAAGCAGTTACTGGTTGGTGGGTTGGTCGTAAAGATGAGTCCTGGGAAATATTCCAAGAACTATTGAAGAAAGATATTGGACACAGCTATAGAACTGCAATTATTGGCAACTTAAAGCTCTATGAGAATAGGGAGTATATTGACCCTTTAGAGCCAGTTGTACTTAACTTCCGTAAACACTTTGATAGCGATGCTCCCGTGATTATTGATATTGGAACTAGAGATGGCGATGATGCCTACTATTTATATAAAAACTTAAATAGCACTAGAGTAATTGCAATTGATGCTAATGCTTCTGCTGTAGCAATTACTCAGTCTAAATATCCTTGGATGAATGTTGTCTATAGCGCTGTAACCCATCAAGATGGGGATACCGAGTTTCATATTGTTAGAGGAGGCAATAAAGAGGCTTCTGGCACTTCTTCTATATTTAGTAAAGATAAATCAATTGACCCTGCTCCAGAATATTATGCAGATAAAATAAAAAAAGTAACCGTTCCATCTACTCGTATGGATACCCTTCTAGCAAGACTAGAACTTAATGAGAAGATAGATGTTATTAAAGTAGATACTGAAGGCTATAGCTGGCAGGTTTTACAGGGCTTTGGAGACAGGTTAAAAGATGTTAAGTTATTTCATTTAGAGACAGAAAAAACTCCTATACATGAAGATCATGTGACCACCGAAAAGATTACTCAGTTCATGGAGGACAACGGGTTTGTTCTCGTAGACACCTCTTATGAGTGGGGTTGGAACATTGAAGATCAAGTTTGGGTTAATAAAGCGCTAGTAATTAGACACCCAGAATGTTTTAACTAAAACTATTTAGTTTTAGGAATCTTTTTAGCCTTTTTAGCCTTCTTTAGTTTTTCTTTTTCTTGTTTAGCAATTCTGTCGGCACGCTCTATTTTGTATGCTTCTACAGCATTTGCACTTGTTCGACTGCGCCAAGCAAAGCCACACTCGCTACATGTAACAATTTTTGCGGTTGTCCAACGACCAGTTGTATCTAGTTGAGCGATAGAGGTTTCTAGTTTATTTGGACGCGCTGTGCAATATGGACAATTTGGAAACCTGCGACGTCTTGTCTCTTCTCCAAGATATGAAACAGATAAAGTTCTACGAATCTCAACTTCATCTTTTCCACCCCAGATACCCCAGATTTGACGATGCTCTAGACCCCACTGGAGGCAGTCCTTACGAACAGGGCAAGAAAAGCACAGATTCTTAGCAGCATATTTTTCAGAGAAGTCTTGAGAAAAGAACCAATCTATATGATTTTTGTTCTCTGGCTTAGCGCATGAAGCGCTTCTTTGCCATTCTAGACTATTTGCTGGTTTCCACATATGTTGTATTTTATACTAAAACACTATTAAATATACGACTAAACACACTATTTAACTATATTTATTTTTGAACCTCTACGCAGGTTATTTCTTGAATATTCTCTAGAACATCACCATAATCTGTCTCTCCAAGAGAGTTGCATATTTCTAGTTCTGTATTATCTTCTACAGTTCCAGCCCATACGATGCTAGATATACCATTATCTATAGCTTTAAATGCGTCTCCAAGAGCATCAAAGATGCCATCTCTTTGGAGCACAGAGGCCAGGGCACGTTTTACTAAATCATTTTCTATATCTACATGATCAATTGTATAGTAAAGAATCGAGTTACCTAATTCAGGTGACCAAGAGCCTTCCCACTCAAGCCAAAGTTCCTGTCCCAACCTAAGGTCTTTTGCCTTTGCCACTTATGCCCAATCTAATCTTCGTCAGTCTCACTGAAATTAAACTCAAAGTCATGAGCCCTATCACCATTAATAAAATAAACTTCCGCGGGGTTCATCATATTATAGATTCCAGCAATTGTTATAGAGCCACACTGGCAACAAATATCTACTGAACCTATCTCTACTATTTCTGGCATATTAACTCCAGCAAGCCGCATCAAAATGTTTCCAGATTCATTCATACTTTCTGGTTCCCATTTTGAATGCTCTTCTAGCCAGCACATCTCACATATAGCAAGCGGGACTAGCACTGGTTCAGCTGACATGAAATAAGTCTAGAGGATAATCTCATCATAGATTGTTAAGAAAGGTCTAAACGAAGACCTCTTCTTTGTCTTTGATATGCTCTTTCCTTAGGTGTCATACCTCCCCATACTCCGTGAGCCTCATTATATATACCCCACTCACCGCAATCTTTTTGATGGATGCATTGAAAGCATAAAGATTTTGCAATATTGTAATCTGAAATAGAGTCAGGCCTCCGCTCATCTTTATCATCTAAATAAAAGTAAAAACTTCCAATCTCTGCGCATACTGGTTCTTCAAATTCCCATGGTCTCTTTGACACAAAAATGCCTTCCCGAAGATATTGGTTGTTATTTAGGGTTTACTTGTTTTGCTCCTACTTCATATCCGCAACCAGCGTATCCTGCAATATCTACCCAAGTATCAGGTTGATACCCTGACTTAGATGCGTATCGTGCAACTTTTAATCCGACCATCATCATTGCAACATCTTCATTACTAATCTCAATACCAAGAATTACAGACCAAATCTTTGCAGTTCGTTCAAAATTATCTTCTGGGTTACCGTATTGTTTGTTTCTATCACCATTAATAATTCCAGCTGCTTCTCTTAGAGCCGCTACTCGTAGAGGTACTTCTTGTACTGGAGTTGTTGGAGTACTGTTCCCGTTACTAGTTGTCATCTCTAATCCTCGCTGTGACTTGTATCTGATATCTATGTTTTGCATCATTAGAATCTGTTACTAGCGTTTCGTAACTGACGTAGCGTAGTGGGTTGTCTGACTCGTTGTCTACATAAGTAGAAATTTTCTTTTTAACAATTTCTTCAATTTCAAATTTACTATTAGCAAGAAAGTCAAACTTGTAAGTTACAGACGACATTAGAGTAGCTTCTCTAAAAACTCTGGACGAATATGAACTCCATCTAAAACTGGAAGTTTTCCATCATCTGTTTTTATAATAATGTCACCAGAGCGAACAGCAACAATACGACCACGACGCCCATTGAGACTAGATTTACCTGTTGAATCATCAAAAGCATCAAAAGGAACGCGAACAACATCCGCAACTCTAATCTGACCAATTTGAGCTTTAACCCAACTCTCATTCTTATTGTCTTGAACAAGTACATAGCCCATAGAGAGTTTGCTAAAGATATCAATAATATCCTGAGGATTGATAGTCTTTAAAGACTCGTTCTTCTTCTTAATTTCATCCCAAGTGCCGAGAAGTTTTATAACAGAATCTCCTACAGCCTTTTTAGTTTTGTTTTGGGTAAGTTGTTCTTTTACCCAATCCATATTTGTATCAGCCATTATTTCCTCCTTAGTTGTTTATATATGTCTTTTGTAGCAAAATATTTCCTAGACTCTCTTTAGTACTGTGCCAAGAAGGTAAATGTTCCATATAAATCTCTTTTTGGCTTCTTGCAAGTTCTAATCTTTGATTAGGATTCATTCCCTCAATCGTTGATGGAAGATGAGACCACTCTTCGCCCATATATGCGGTGTGACGCCAATCAGTTACTGCAGGAACACCTACATACAGCGCCTGAGATAGGCTAGGAAGCCACCAAGGGTTTCCATCTTTATAAGTACTTATCAATGCCCCCACAGAATCGTGAAGTCTTGCTAGAACAGCACTGTTGTTTTCCCATTTGCTTGAGCGATAGTTCTCTGATTTTAAAGTTAATAGTTTAGTTGTTGCTTGAGTCCAGTTAGTTTTTAGGCTATCTGCACACCAATAGTCCCCCAAAACAGGTGCGCTTCTGTAGTGCTGTAGTTCTAAAAGAGCAGCATCAGGGGATATTAAAAATAGTTTGCTATTATCTATATTTGGTATATATTTAGAAATATTACTCTGGTTAGACCATGGATACGAAGGAATTATGGTTGTAGGCCATGCATCTACATACAACTTCGATAGTCCAGAAAATATATTATTAAAATGTTCTGGCTCTAAGGCAAGACTATATTCTCGCTTTTTAGAGTAAAACTCTTTAACTAAAGATTTAGGGCTATAGTAAACCTCTCTAATGCCAGCAAAAAGTTTATGCGGCTCGGGGGTATCAATAAATAAAGATAAAGTTCCTAATTCTGAAGCATGGTTAATCACAGACAATGCTCCATAAATTCTATGAGAGATAACATTTGTAGGGGACGCAACACCTACTAAAATTGAATCAAACTGAGATAAATACTCTTTGTCCATCTTTACTGACGGATCTTCCCACGCTACATCACAACCAAGTTCAATAAGTGCAGTATTAATTATCCCAGCAAATGATGGATTTTTTTCGTTTGCATTCCTAGATGATTGCGGCGCTGTGCATCCAGTTACAAATACCTTCATCAATCCTCTTTTCTAAATACTAGAAACCACCCAACAAAAAACGTTGGGCGGTCTCTAGGATTATTATTAGAACGGTGCTGCTGGCGCTTGAGTAGCCTCTGCTGAAGCAGGTGATGCTGCTACGACAGGTGCAGGCGCTGGAGCAGGTGCTGGAGCAGGTGCTGGAGCAGGTGCTGGTGCAGCGGCAGACGAGGCTGCCTGAGCCTGAACAGGGAAGTACTTTTTAATTTCGTTCTTCTTCTGTCCCTGCCATGTGCGTGAACCTACCTGCGCACGGAAGCGACGACCAACAAGAATCTGCTCAATCTGAGCATTTGAAGGTTGTGGAGATTGCATAAAGTACTCCTTAGGAAGACCAAGTGCGTGCATCTTGCTAAAGAAAATACCAAGTGCTCCTTGGCTTTCAGGTGACACTACAAGATTGTCCCAAACAAGACGCTTATTGTGAGCACCGCCCTCAACTTGAGCCTTGACTGCGAACATTGTCTTACCACTAGATGTTACCTTTGCGGTTGCTTCTACGACCACAAGGTCATAGTCGCCATCTGGGAGTGCGTCATAACTTCCTGCATCTCCCGCATCTTTAATGAGATCGCCCCAATTGAGTGTGCTCACTGCGTTACCTCTTTCGTTGTTGTAGTTGTTTCTGTTGCTACTTGTCTTGGACCAAAAATCATGTCGAGCATTCGGTCAATAGACAAATTCTCTTGTTCTACGATTGCGCCAAGGCGACCTTGTACACGCTCTCCTGCTTCATATTTATCTGTACGTTCAACATACATACGTCGTACTCGATGTGGAGATTGCATAGGGTCCATACTTGGCATTTGTTCGACGTTTATTGCGCCGAGAATGTCATAAAAGTATGGTGCTTGAATCGCTAACTGTCCTTGTAAATAAGGCTTATTACGGCCATCCTGGCTTGTTCTAGCCATTGCTGTAAGTACTACTGCTTCTAGTGGATTAGTTGGGTGCATGGTGAGGTCACGAATATCACGAAGAAGACCACCCATGTGACGAAGCAATTCGCCCCACTGTTGCATCTTCATTTGCTCACTACCAGCAATCGAGTCCATACACTTAACTTGAAGCTCTGAAATAGAATCAATAATTAAACTCTTAAAATGATGGCGTCCAAGTTGTAGCCACTGATATGTCTTGATAACTGTGTCATAGTTACGAACTGTAACTACGCAAGTATCCCAAGTTCCATCTGCGATTGGTGGCTCTTCTCGCAAAGGGTCCCAGTATTTAACGACGATTGGGAGGAAGCGGTGTCCACCCTCAACATCGAGCATTAGACGTGGATATGGTGCGGTTACTGCAAAAGTTGATTTACCAACCTTTGATTCGCCATAAACCATAACGGTTAAGGAGCGTTGAATTTCGCTCATTGTCACTCACTTCCTTTTTTGTCGGTTTCGTAATATGCATAAGGGTCTGACTCCTCATACATTTCGCTAATTGCTTGCTCTACGGCGCTTCCGTCATCGAACATTGGGCAGATAGCAAAAAATGAACATTTCCATTTGCAATCACGACTTGCTTTAGGATACGCATAGTACGCAGGATTCTGACCAGAATCAAGTGCAGTGCGAACTCGCATCAAGTCGGAAATTGTTCCGTGAATTCGGTTCCAAAAAGAACGCATTGTAAAAACATTGTGTCGAACTTCTACATGCTCATAAAAAGGTGGCTTAGCAGATGCAGTACGACGAACTTTTTTAAGAAGAGTAAAGATTCCACCATCACTTCGTTCACTCTCGTCAACCTTTGTTGACTCAAGTAGCATGTAAGTCATAACTTGCTCATTCATATGAGCCATACTCGAGAACTCAGATAGTGAACCACCAACAGTTTTAAAGTCACGGAACATACGGACTCCATCAGCTTTACGACGAACACGCATATCTAACTTACCTTGAAGTTCAACTTCTCCTCCAAAGAGTGGAGCAATAATTGTTTCTTCTGTAGATATCATTTCTAGTTCTGCGTCAATACCTTCTTCAGCAACCCACTGCTCGTAACCTTCAAGCATGATGCGACCCATCTCTGCCTCGGTCTCTAAGGTTCCAACATCTCTAAAGTCTTGCAGTAGAAGAGATTTATCAGCTTCAACGAGGTCAGTATGAGCCTTAAGAAGGGGAACGCCATGGGCATAGTGAGCATCAAGTGCTGCGTGGATTCTCGTACCGAACGCAAGAGCACCAGTCATATCTTGACTGCGTGGCTTTAAACGACGATAGTAACTTAACCACCATCTACGACGACAGTCCTTAAATGTTTGTAGTTCAGAGTTAGATAGTCTTATGACTCCACTCATAGTTTTCCCGCCTTATCTTCTGCTAGAAGTTTGAGCAGTTGTTCCTTGTCACGAACAATTTGTTCAAAGTTATCTGATTTTGTTTCTAGTACTTGAATAACTCGTTCTTCAATTGTTCCCTCTGTAACATAATCAGTAATCACAATCGAATCGTGAATCTCTGAACCAATACGGTGGACACGGTCAAGAACTTGACGATGGTCAACTAATGACCAAGGTCGTTGAAGCATAATCAATCGTCGTGCAGCAGTCAAGGTAATACCAACCCCACCCGCCTGCGCGGTGAATAGAATCCATTTAATCTTGCCTGACTGAAAATCATCAACAGCCTTTTGTCGCTCATCTTCATCTTGGTCACCAGTAATAAGACCATGAGCAATTCTCTTCTTTGTAAGTTCTGCACTGAGAAGATTAATAAGTTGCTTAGATACAGCAGAGACTGCTACAGAGTCATCACCAAAATCACCATTTTCAATATCATCCATCAAAGCATCAACTTTGCAAGACGGCGAGTCAAGTATTGCTCTCATCTCTCCAGTTTTCTCATCAACAACCATCGTTGCGTAAGAACTTGCAAACTGAAGAAGTCGGATAGTCTGAGTAAGAATTCCAGGAGCGGTAAGCGTGTCACCTGATGCAAGTTCTGCAATCATCATGTCACGCATCTGCTCGTAAGCCTTCTTTTGTTTTGTTGACATCTCGACATCACGACGTTCATTAATGACTGGTGGTAACCAAGGAAGTACAACTTTCTTGAGCATACGACGCATATATGGATTAACGCTCTTGTAAAACTCATCTTGCATCTGTGGCTTAATGCCAATAACCATCATTCCACCAAAAGCATTGAGCATTGTGTCTACCATACGGTCAATCCATTTTGTCTTTGATGGCCAATCTTTTGGAGATAGCCAGTGAAGGATTGCCCAAAGATCAACAACATTATTTGCAATTGGCGTACCAGTGAGAGCAAAACGAATCTTTGCATTTCCACTAGCAGACCAAAGCGCACGACTCTGCTTTGATTTAGGGTCTTTAGAACGGTGAATTTCATCAGCAATTACAGCCTTAAAATCAATTCCATTAAGTTCACGAAGATGTACCTCGCAACGAGTTTCCGTGACTTTTTCATCCTGTCCTCCGCAAGGCTTACAACGAGTAAGTGCTACAGAACCATAGGGAGCAAGGCGAGAGTGAGTTCTTAACGATTCCCAGTTAATGATAAAAACATGAGCCTCTTCTTCAAACTGACGCTTGCGCTGTACAGAAGAACCTCGAATAATTTGTGTAGGAAGTTCTGGCCACCACTTTGTAAACTCACGAGCCCAGTTCTTCTTAAGAGTGTTAGGGCAAACAATCAGGATAGGGAAAACATCTTCACCGTCTTCATGAAGTTTCTTGAGGGCACGAATAGCCTGAGCAGTTTTGCCAAGACCTGGCTCATCGGCTAGTAAGGCTCGCTTGGCTGTTGCTAAAAACTCTACCCCTGCTCGCTGGTGAGGGAAGAGGATTTCATCACCATCAAAGGTTTCTAACTCTCTAAGAGCATTGGCTGGGTTGATACGAACAGCAATTTCATTGGCTGCCCAAGCACCTAGTCCTGGACCAATTTCAAGGCTGTCACGGAATGTAGACCGTAGAGCAAGACAGGTTGTCCAACTCAATGGAGCACGCCAGACCTGCTCAGAAGGGCTCCAAGAAGACCCTGGAAGGCTCTTACAGAGCTCTTTAAAGCGCCAGTCAGCATTGATAAGGATGTGCTCACCTTGTGCGTCTAGGTCTACAGATACAGCCACTTCAACTCCTTATTTGTCATTGTGTCTAGGAAATACGGTATTAGAAAAAATAGTTTTTTACTTTTTCCGAACCGTAACTATTTTAGCAGGATTCTTGGTTGCCAGCCCGTTTTAGCCAATCTTAGGAGGGCGTGTCGGATTGCGTCATTTGCATGGCCTTCCCCTCCTACATGCCAAGTTCCAACCTTCTTGAGTTGAGGATTAGGAAACATAGATTTTGCATCTACTGGAGACTGAAAATCAATTTTTTCAGGGTCAAATTCATTGACTCTACATAAGTGCTTCAGAACTCCAATTTGCTCTAAGGAGAACGGCGCTTGAGAGTTTCTTACAGTCTGAGCAGTAATAGTAAATCGCTCACAAACTACGGAGATGTTCTGAGCCGAATCTAAAGATAAGGCAATAGAAAGCGCTGTCTCAAACCACTTAGCAAATTCATCTGCTTGTACCTCTGCAGACATCATTACTGATGGTGTCTCGTCTTGGTTACCTGACCACTTAACAAGACAGACACCCGTGGCTTTTCCAGGGTCTACCGAAATAACATATTTCATCAGTACTTATCTCCCCAAGTTTCTAGAGGTCCATCAATTCCAGCAGTAAGCGGAACATCCCAACCTTCAGTTGTAGTCATACATTGTTGAACTAACTTCTTAATCTCTTCCGCATCTTCACGAGGTGCTTGGAGAACAATTTCATCATGAACAGGAACAATTAGGTGTTCGGTTAAATCTGCTTGATCTAACTTAACAAGGTTACTCTTAAAGACCTCGGCAGCGCCACCCTGAATTAAATAGTTTATAAGAGTATAAACACGACCTTCATCACAAGGAATCTTGCGACCAGTCCATGTGTGAATATAACCCTGACCTTCATTACGCTCACGCATTGCACCGATATGTTCAATTTCTTTTTGAAATTTAATCATTCCAGGATAACGCTGGTCAAATGCATCAGAAACAGATTTCATCTGAACCTCTGACACTCCTGCGGTAAGTGCTTGCTTTGCTACTCCTGCGCCATAGAGTCGTCCGTAAACCATTCCCTTAATAAGACCACGTCGCTTATCTGAGCGAGTCATTTCAGGTTCTTGATAAACCTCACGACCAATTTCGGTAAACGGGTCAGAGCCAGTTACATCAGAACGATTAAATAGTGTGATTAGGTTAGGGTCTTTAGATAAAGATGCAAACATACGGAACTCAACTTGGTCAAGGTCAGAGGTAATAATTACATGGTCTTTATCTTTAGGAATAAATGCACGACGAACAACGTCATCACCTTTAGGCAGTGTCTGTAGCGCAGGATCAGTAATAGACATACGAGATGTACGAGCACCTAAAGTCTTTACAGAAGGGTGCAAAATTCCATCAACATTTTTATCAAGGAAGTTTTTAAAGTAAGTATTGGCTAGTTTATCTGCCTTACGCTGCTTGAGAATAGTGTCCGCAAGCATTCGAACTTCATCATTTCCGTTGATAGATAAAAGTTTAAGTTGATCCGCGCCAGCAGATTTCTGACCAGAAGGAGTAAAATCTGTAATCTCTGCTCCAAGACTTTCAAAAAGGCGAACAATCTGAATGTTACTTGTAATACTAGTTCCAGAATATGTTTTCTTAGCCCACTCTTTTACAGATTCTGTATATTGAATAAGTTCATCAAACTTACGTTTTGAATATTCAAGGTCTACACGAGCACCATTAATCTCCATTCGAGTAACAATTTTTCGTGCAGCCATTTCAAGTTCATATGCTCTGTGATAAGGCTGCCTTGGCCCACACTTTTCATAGAACTTCTCCCAAAGACGCATTGTAAGGATTGTGTCGAGAGCACCATAAGACCAGTAAGGTTCAAAGTTGGTCGGGACAGTGCCCCAAGTCCAACCGTTTTTAGTTAAATCAACATCAAGTTTGTCTTGTAGATGAGCTGCTTGACCATCAACAAGCCGTGCAGAGAGTGGTTTTAATCCTCCAGGACCTAGAGGATCAATTAGGTGGGCCATAATCATTGTGTCGTGAGCACGTTCCCACGGAATTTCCCAATTAGATTTGACTGCAAACCAGCGTGCTTCAAATGCAATGTTGTGACATACAAGTGGCCCATTAAATTTACTCATTGCTTCATAGAAAACTCCACTCCATTCAGCCCATGGAATAGACCAGCCCTGCATTCCATCACCGACTTGAACAAGTCGTATATCTCCATGCCAAGGAGAAAGCGCGTGGTCTCTAGGCATTCCAGGACGTTCGCCTGTTTCAATATCTACAGCAATTGCATCATAAGGGCGTCGCTCACCCAACCAAGAAATAAATTGTCCAGCCTTCTCAACCGAGTCGACGAGAGTTACTTGAATTCCTTCTAGTCCGTTTGTCATTTGTCCTTTTGTCTATCTGTAGTAAATCTATTTTATGGAATCATTTCCACTCTATAAATAGCGTCAACATTTTCATCTGTTTCTGCTGCTTTTTCCAGAAGCCTTTGCGCGACGTTAGTAAGGTATCTTGCCCCACCTTGGTCATATTTGTAAAGTGCATCTAAGACTGGCTTAGCATCTTCGCTTACTTGAGCCCAGTATCTATACTTTTCGGGAAACACAACTGGAAGATTCTTTGTTGGATTACATATTTCGCAAGCGAGAGCATCTTTCTCTAATATATCAGACAGCTCATCTACAAGACTGTATCTTTTAACAAGCGGGCATGCGGCACCATGATAAACAAGGGACACACCGATGCGAGAGAGAATGTAGGAACCATTATCAGTTCGGTATAAAGCAAACTCAATCCATCGGGTAGAACCTCTTCTCCAAGAAGAAGACTCACTCAATAGTCGACCATTAAACTGTAAGGTTCTAGAGCCGTCTTTTACTTCATACACTCTTTGATTCCTCATCAATTTTTTTGACGTTATCACTATTAATTATGGCAAGAACATCTTGCAGCTGGGTTATATCTGCGCGTAGTGATGCAATAGCAGCTTCGTACTGCATGGCTAACTCACCAATACGCTGTTGAAGCGCAATAATAATTAGTTCGTCTTTTGTCTTTGGTTTGTCCATTAAATAAGTGTCCTTTAATTGTTAGTTATTATGAAAGAGCTTCGATTTGTGCTTCTAGTGCTACGATCTGAGCGTTAGCCTCTGCAATACTTGCATTCGCATCTGAGATTTTTGTAGTAGAAGGTAGTGCGCTAGCATTTTCCTCGATAATAACTAACTCTGCATTGAACTTGTTGTAGTTGATATTCTTAATGTGTGAGTTGATAACCGCAATTTTATCTGCCGCGGTTAGGTCGTAGTCTGCCATCATGTCTCCTTGCGTCCATTTAGCGTCCTTGTAACGCTAAATTGTATAACATTTACTGCTGTATTACGTGATATTCTAACATGTTTCTTTAAATACTTTAAGGACATTTATTATATTTTTGTAGTCTTCTACCTTGTCTCTGTACGCCTGTGCAATCTCTAGGTCAGTCTCTTCTAGCGCGTAGACTTCCATGCTTTCTTGCATGGTAGTGCACGTGCGAATCTTGCTTTCAACTTGGGCAATTTTTTCTTCCCGTGTTAGTTCATTTGACATGCTTTAACCTATCCCGTCTGTGTATGCCCCTGTGCCGACAGAGTTAACCGCTGCAACCCAAACACGAATCCACGTAGCGGACGTACTTGTAACACGCCCGCTGACGCTTGTTGTAGCAGAAGATACAAGGCGTGGTGATGCTTGGGTGAAGGCTCCTGTTCCTGCAGGACTCTGCGTGGTTGTCGCTAACCAAGGGCCAGAGCTAGATCCTGCTCTTTCTACATAAATTCTGTACCCAGTAATAGCCGCACCGCCATTGCTTGAAGGCGCAGACCACGAAGCAGACCAGTTTAAGTTTGTTCCACTAAGTGAAGAGGTAGCTGTAAGAGAGTTAACCGTCCCAGGGACAGTTGTTGATGTAGAAACTGTTGCAGTATTAGAAAATGCTTGCGTTGAGCCTCCATCGTTTGTTGCGGTAACACGACAACGGATAGGGCTTACATATAGGCTATTAAAGTTTGACGGTGGAGAATAGGTTGAGTTTGTTGCTCCAGAAATACTTACGAATGTAGAGCCTTGGTCGTTGTACTGCCACTGATAAGCAAACGAGGTAGGGGAGTTATTCCACGTACCTGTTGTACACGAGTAGGTTGTAACTCCAGCCGTGCCAGATGTAGGCGTGACAGCAGGCGCCACCGTATTTACAGGAGCAGGTTGAACAGCAGGACCTACCTGCGTAGAGCTTGCCTCTGCAGAAGTTCCTGCAGAATTAGTGGCAGTTGCAAACGCCTTAAAGAATTTTGAAACGTCTGAAGTTGTAATGGTGTATGTTCCAGACGAGCTAGACGTTGAAGCTCTAAGAGGGTCACTAGTTAATACAGGGTTAGTTCCGTTGTAAAGCCGCAGACTGTAGCTTGTGGGAGAGCCAGACCACCCCGAAGTCGAGTAAGTTATAATGCTTCCAACGTTGTAGTTTCCTGTGTTTGTAGATATTGAAACTGTTCCACCTGACGGTATTACCACAGGTGCATTTACCGTCACACTGCTTGAGTCAGCTGGCAAACTACTTCCGCCGCTGTTATTGGCTGTCACTCGACAAATAAGATTAGATCCGTATAGCGAAACGTAATTGCTTGGTGGAAGATAAGTACTTAAGTTTGCTGAAGGAAGATTTTGATACGCGCCAAGTCCACTGTCAAAGTATCTCCACTGATACGAAAAGGAGGTTGGAGAATTAGTCCATGATCCTGTAGTGGAAGAGAATGTTGTTGAGCCAGCAGTTCCAGATCCTGGAGATATAGTAGGCGCAGATGTGTTAACTGGTACAGGTGTTGTGGTGGTAAATGATGAGCCGACAGTTGTCGCTGTGTCTGTAGTAGAAGATCTAATGGTAAGTGTTGGAGTATATGTAGTTCCAAAAGCTAAACCTGAAATAGACACGCTTGTGCCAGTTGTTCCAGTATAAACTGTATCACTTCCTGAAATAGTTAAAGTATAAGATGATTGATTAGAAGACGTCCACGAGATAGTTGCGCTTGATGAAGTTATCGAACTTGCAGACGGTCCTGAGTTAATAGTAGGTACTCTAAAAGAGCC